TTGGCGGCCTTCTTTTTTTCTGGGGGAGTAGCATTAGTTGGACCTACTTTTAAAGACTCCCAATCCATAACAGATACAAAATCTATTTCATCCGCATCTCGCATTTTAACACATTTAAAACCCATACAATTATCCGCCTTATTATATGGGTTAAGAGTATAAGCTGCATCACAAGAATCTAGTAGACCTTTAGAAAACCTGGCTTCCCCTGTAGCATCAATCTGATATGGTGATATCATTGGAACTCCATACTCTTGAGCAATTAATTTCAGATTCTTACTTACTTCTATCTGCTCAGTCCAATCATACTGTCCAATATGACCGGCAAATCTTTTTACTTGGTTAGCATAGTCAACTATAATTGCAGCAGGTTTTATTAAATGAAACTTTTTATGTAATTCACTTCTTATTGTAGCTAAAGTCAGTTCAGGATCATAGAATACCTCTAATTGCTTGGTAGGGTTTAGTTTATACTTAGTAACTAATTCTCTGTGCAATTCATCAAAGCTATTATGTTTAGTATAGTTTATAAAGGCTCCTGCTCCACCTTCAAACCTTTCCGACCACCATTTAGCTACAGTTAACCATTCTCCATGAGATAAATTTCTATTTTTAATTTTGTTATAAGATACCCCTGTTGCTATAGCACATTGTCTTTGTAAAATGGACCTAGATGGCATCTCTATAGTGAAGTACATAGAGGAAAATCCTCTATTGTAGAGTGATACTGCAATATTAGCTGCTACTATAGATTTACCGCTACCTCTTACTCCACCTATTAATACATATTCCCCAGGGAAAAATTTAATTTTATTATCATAATCAGTATTCAATCCAAGTGCAACAGCGGTACTAAGTTCTTCATCTGAAGCAAATAACTCTATTTTAGACATGTCCTCACTAGGATCTTTCATGTCTACTTTTTCTTCTATACTAAATACGATTTCTTGTAGCTTTTCTACGTTCTCTTTAGCAGATTCCATCATAACAGATTCTTCTAAATACTTAGAAATCTGTACAATTATTTCCTCTTGTGTATATTCATTTTTTAAAAATTCTAAAAGTTGATTATTATCAATGTCAACGGATTCTGCTGCTTCAATTAAAAATACTTTGTCTAATAAAAGATTATTCCTAATAGATAGCTTTAGTATATCAAATGAAGGAAGGTTGCAAGTATCTTCGTAACTTTTATTTATAAAGTCATAAATTTTATGGTATTCTGTTGGCAGATAATGTCTTCTGATTCTAGACCAGGTTTCAGAGTCTGCCTCTAATATAACTTTTTTTAGTAAAACAGATGTTATATTCAACTGAGACTCCAAATAAACAAAAAGCGGAGTCTCCAAAGATTCTCCGCTTTTTGTCTTATAGATCTAGCTTAGGCTACTTCAGCAGACTCGATCTTAGCTTTTTTTGCTTCTCCATCATAATTGCTGCACTTAATTCCACGTCTAGTCAGCATTGTTTTAACACCTTTAACCGTCTTATTAATTGCTTCTGCGATCTCTTCCACAGTCAAGCTAGCAATATTTTTGATTTCTCCGAGAGCGTCCACTTTAGCAGAAGCTGCTTTAGTAACTTTCTGCTTAGGAATAGCTTCGATACTACCATTTCGCAGCATTGAGAGAGCTTTACCTCGAACAGAATTCAGCTCTTTACCAAGAGCTACTGCAATGTCTTCAATGAAGGCACCTTCTGTAGCCATTTTTACGAAGATTACATCTTCTCCCGAAGTGTACTTATGCTCTAGCTCAGGTTTGGGAGTAGCTTTTACGTGCTCAGTAAGTTCCATACTAAGGATTTTACCTTGGATTTGTTTCGGGTCAAACTTACCGTCTTCAAATGCCTCTGAGATTTCGGAATAAGTAAGATTTCCTGAATTTGCAAGAACCAGATCAGATAGAGCTTCGGTTTGCTCATCACTAAATCGAGGCTTCTTAGCGCTCACTAGCTCTACTTCATATCCAAGTTTCCGCAATTTGCTTGAGATTGATCGAACACTAGTTTCGAGATCAGCAGCCACAGCAGCTACAGTTTCTTGGGTGACGAGGCCTTCGCCTACAAAAGTAATAAGTTGATTGGTTCGTTCTTCGGTCCACTTAGGCAATGTGTTCGCCATGTTATGCTCCTATTAATTGGTTTATGTTTGTTACTATCATTACACCAGATTCTCTGGCTTTTTCAGTTTTGGCACTATCAATGCCACTTTCATTTACTAAATAATTTACTTTTTTAGTAAGGGAAGACACTACGCTAAACCCTTTGTTTACTAGTGCCTCCTCCGCTTCTTTTTTACTTTTAAAGGATTTCAATTTCCCGGTAATACATACTACTTTATTTGTATCTACTATTTTAGTAGTATTAGAGAACTCCCAAGAAAAAGGAAGAACCTCTTTATATATTGAGTAGTACTCGTTGAACCAAGTCATCAAACTTTCAATTGCTTTAGGGCCTAAACCTGCTTGCTTAGCTTTTTCTACTGAAAGCTCATCTATAGAGGGTATAGCTAGCTTTAGTTTTTGGGCGGCCGTCTGGCCTATTAAGGGAATCCCAAAAGCTGGGAGCATTAACTCCATTGGAGCTAGGGCTGAATTCTTAATCTCCAAGAGAAGTTTTGTTGCAAGCTTAGACCCTAAAGCTGTTGCTAAATTATCTTCTGTTAAAGTATAAATATCTGTAATGTCAGTAAGATTTAATTTAGCTATTGTCTGTGGACCTAATCCCTTTATCTTTAAGGTCTTTGCCCAATGTTGAATACTTTTTTGCTCTCTTGCTTCACAACTATCCTTTAAACAGTATAATATATCTTTCTTAAAGGTTAGATCACCTCCACAAGTTGGACAATTTGTTGGTGGTTTAATTTTATTCATTCTTCCTCATTTGTTTATAGATAATTATACCGCGTTCTAGTTAAATTGTCAAGTGAAATATTTACACACGTCTTAATATTTTTGGTATAACTTCTCCAGAGCGAACTACTTCTACATTACAACCTATTTCTAATTCTAGAGCTTCTATATGAGCGAAGTTATGAAGAGTTGCTCTTGATACCATCGCTTCACCTATTAGTACCGGTTCTAGAATTGCTACTGGAGCTACAATACCTAATCTGGAAGTTGTCCATACTACATCTAATAATTTGGTTATAGACCCAGTACTTCTTTTCTTTAACGCATAAGCTCCTTTAGGGTGTGAACTAGTAAACCCTAGTATATCCTGGTATGTATAATTATTATTTACTCTAAACACTTTACCATCATTTGGGAACTTACTCACATCTGTAGTTAATACAGTATTAAATCCCTCTTCAGCTAAGAATGCCATATCTGCTGAATAAAGAGTTTTAACATACGGAGTTATTTCATGCGCTATAAAATATAGTTCTCTACTTTTAAATTCTTCATTACTATTTAAATTCAAAGCCCCTGCTGCGTAATTCCTAGCATTATCTCTGATTTTATCAGTTACTACTTCTAAATTTACTTGATACATACCTGATATAGATATCTTTTTAGGAATATCTATATCAGGTATTAAATGACTAATATCTTTTCCTACTTTACCATTACCTCTGGTATGTATAGCTATAAGTTTAGTGTTTATATAGATAGCTGCGATAACTGCTCCATCTAGCTTTACTGATTCAACTAAATCATCTACTAGTGGAGAAGATGCTTCACCTTCGTAAAACTTCTCTAGTGAATACATTTTGTGTAAGTGTTTTACCCCATTAGTAATCTTATGCCCAATATCTGTATAGTCAAAACAATCTTTTAGACTATCAAATTCTTCGTCCGTTATCTCAGGATTACCATTATAATAACTCTCGCACAATTTATCTAGATATCTATAAATACTCATTATGTGTATACATTCCTTATAGTGTCACCAAAGTACTCTTCAATTATTTCTTTACTTTCTGCTAAAGATAATATCTCAGCAGAAGCAATAAAGAGATTCTTTACAACATCAATACTTACAGGGATTGAGACACCTTTCTTAGTTGGAAGCCATTCACTATCAAAGTTTTTATAATAATACCTTAAATGTAAGTACTCTACTTCCCTAAACTCTGATATGTTTAGCCTTAATTGGTTGTACTCATCTTCATAAATAACCTTGTAATAGATTTCTGCCATTTCGGTTTAATACTGAATCCAGGGGAACGACCTGAACCACAGCCTCAGATTTTAACAGTTTAAAAGAATCTGTATCCCAACAGAATACTAGAACAGTATTATCTGTCTCTTTTACTTTGCTACTCTTGTTTTTAATATAGTCACAATTAAAATTCTTTGTGACTATATTATACTTTAGCTTGTTGGATACAGCACCACGGTAGGTAACTATTGCATCTTCAAATGCAACAATTTTACTAGTTAAGATTTTTTTGTCCATAGTAGGAACTCCAGTTATATGAGCAAGCAAAAACTCTTTTGCTGACATTCAATTTATAGAGCAACTACTATACCCGCTATATTGCTATAGCGGGTCATAGGTTAGTCTTAAGACTTTTTGATGGAAAGCAGTTCATTGAAGTAGTTAGCTGCTTTGCCAGTAAGTTTGCCAATAATTTCCCTATCAGCTTCTACGCCCATAACATCTTCAATCTTAGCTGCCAATTTATTAATTGCATCCTCTTTACCAATACGAGGTTTACTAGCAGGTTTATCCCCAGTAGCCCCTTTACTAGGGGTAGCAGCAGGAGTTTTCTTAATATAAATTCCTGCTTTATTAAGGATCATACGAACTCCATTAGGAGATTCCTCAAGTTCTTCTGCAATGTTATTAATAATTTCAATCGTGTTATCAGGATTAGGGTTAGCCGCTTCATACAGATCACACGCTTGATTTTTCTTCTCGTCAGTCCATGCCATGTTTTTTCTCCTGTTAGTTTTAAGTTTTCCGGGACAAGACCCTGTAGCCTGTAACTGAGCTAAATAAAATCTTTCTCCCATCGAGGTTTTTCCTTTTATTGAGTATATATTATATGATTTTACAGGTAAAAAGTCAAGAAAATTTTTTACTTAATTATATCATCAATAACTTTTTTATCCTTACTAGTAAGTCCCCAAAGAACTTTAGGTAATACAATTGGAGCAAATAAAGTTAATAGCACTGTACTAGAGATAACACTTGCTAAGGTTATCCTAATATATACTCCTTTGCTTTCCGCGTACTCCACTAATGCTATAGTTCTAGTAAAGTAGGCTGTAATACCTGTGGCTATACATAAAATCACATAATGACTCATAATTTAACCCCATAGGGGTCTAAGTGTTTTAAACTTCCTAGGTCGTATGCTAATGCAAAAGCATAGTAACCTCCCTTTTTAATATTTGGAAATGCATCAGACACTTCTTCCATAGGCTCAAATACGTAAATCTTATAACATTTAGAGTAATAAGCTCTCTCGTACTTTTCATCTTTCATTTCTGAAATAATTTCACACAAGCCATTATGCTTGGCCGACCACGCGGCCTGTCCTTCTTCAAAAGACTCAGCAATAGATTCTTCTGGAAGTAGAGCTATTCCTTGCTCTTTTGGGACTTTTGTAGGAACACCTATTTTATCAATGATATTCTTAACAAACGTAGCAGATCTAAAAATGCTTCTAGAAATATCTGCGACACATTCTCCTAACAGAAAAGATGAGGCAATAAGTTGAATTTCTTCTTGTGAAGCAGGTTTGCCTTTATTCTGTGCTTTACGTTGATTCTCATATTCAGTTCTAGTTTTATAAGCCTCAATAATAGCGGACAATCTAGAAGTGTTGTATGAAATATTGAGAATTTCGCAAGCATCTTTCTTAGTGATTGGTTTACCTTCTACAGGGTTTAGAAGTTCAATAACCTTTTGAATATTAGCATTGGTCAACTTTTCATGCTCTTTAACTTTTATCCTGGCCATATAGACTCCTTCAATTGAATATAACCTATTATACATGGATTTCGGATAAAAGTCAAATAAAATCTTTACACGTATTACATTTTGCCTTATTCATGCGGGTTGGCGCTAAGCTCTTCTATTTTTGCTCGGAGTCTTGCTGCCCTACTGGGAACATCTTTTTTGGCCCATTTACTATCCGCCATTTCCTTAGCTACATTTTCCCAATCCCTGTTATGGGCGGCTGAGATCATTCTCTTAAACCCTAGAAATCTAGCCCTACCTAAATTAAATAGCATATTTATGAATACTTCCTGAGCTATTGCTGGAAACTTTTCCCATACTCCTTCAAAGATTATAGTAGCATCTATTGTAGCAATTGCTATATCTTCTAGAAACAGAGCTTCTGCTTTAGCTTTAGTAATTGTATCACCGAGTTTCAAATTATCTGAAGGTAACACTAAATGCCCAATTCCTACAGTTGGCAACCCCTTAGAGTCCTTATATACTTTAGTTTTAAATCCTTTATCAATTATTAATTGTTTCTTTAACCTATTAAAATTAACCATTACTCCTCCTTTCAGTAAAAAGGCCAAGAGTGTGAGCTCTTGGCCTTTCATTACACAGTTCTGTTCCCAGGCACATCTGAGCAGCCCGGCTTACCTATCTCTAGGCAGCAAGAGCGAATTCATTTTCGTCTTTTACTTGGTTTGTCCAGTTTTTTGAAAGTGCTTAAACAAGGCACTTGCTCTCCACTTAGTCTTCCAACCATATCGAAACCAGTACACCCCCTCCAACGGAGCATTAAGATTGTATAAGCTACTTTATTAGAAGGTCGACCAAACCTTTTCTTCATGCTATATACATGACGCTTTATTTTAACTTGTCAGAGTTAAGGTCTATAAATCTTGTCAAATTAATAAGTCACTGACATAACTTATTAATTCTATAATGCTCCCTTGGTGGAGGTGGAGGGAATCGAACCCTCGTCTACAGTAAGTTGAGTTTGCTTCATAGAGCTAGTAAATACTAACATCCTAAGCAGGAGTACCATTTTCTGATTAACCAGTGCACTGGATATGGGCTAGGTTAGTATTTTTTATTAAAATTGTACATAGATTGTTTATTTACTAATAGTTTAATTGCATCTTCAGGGCTTATTCCTGCTTTAACGTACTTGTGATAAACTTTAATTTCAATATCTGCAATTGCTAGTGCGGATCTCTCAAGCAAAGTTTTTAGTTCTGGTCCAAATAAATCAATAATACTTTTACTTTCATCTAGTAGTACACTAATTAAAGCTTTGTTTTCGTTAATTTCCTGTAGAAATTCTACTGCTTCGCTGAGTTCCATTTTATCTCCAGTTAGCTATAACTATTGGTCCGCGTGGTAGGACTCGAACCTACGTCTGCTTGGCCCCAAACCAAGCCGTCTGCCGCTGACTTACACGCGGTTAATTAAACATCTTGATATTGCTCAAGCTCTTCTTCCAGAACTTCAACGTTATTTTCTAATTGATAAATCCGCTGTTCCAGTTCTGCATATTTTTCACCATTTTTAAAAGCTATAAGTTCTTCTTCAAGTTCAGTAATTTGCTCAGAAAGACTAATTTTCATTTTTGTTCTCCTATAAGTATTTAACAGAATTGGGATGCACGGTTTCAAGATTCGTGTAATCATCTAGGGTTAATAAATACAGCATGCGCTGATATATCCATAGTAATTTTTGTTTGCTGTACCGATTCTTAAAACTTGGCTCCGGGAGTAGGGATCGAACCTACGCTGATTCCTCAGGACTCTGGTTAACAGCCAGGCACATTACCACTCTGTCATCCCGGAATATTATTTTCCTTTATAAGCGGAACCTTTTTTATTGAGCCATTTAGAAGCCTGCCTACGAGTGGGCTTAATTCCTACGTTTTCACATGCAGCAATAAACTTTGGGTTATCTACAAATGGTTGAATAATCGGCTGTTGGATATGTTTTCCATTACCAATAACACGAATCCAACTATTACCACCAATCAATGTGCTCATTCTTTCTCCTTGAGTTGTTCACCCGAACATTCTTTACATCTAACTTTAAGCCAACCTTCAGTATTTGATTCCCCAGGGTTCCCACAAATTTCACAAATGCTTCCACTCATAAGCTCAGCAAAACTGATTGCTCCCTCCAGTAATTCTGGTCCTCTATTAAACTGTTTTCCATATTTAGCATTTGGGGAATCACATTCTTCCATATGAAAGTAAAAGCGTAATGTCCCAAATTTTTCTTTTATTTGATCTGCAACAAGTTGAGGATAACCATTTTTATCATGATTAAACTGACAAAAACGAAAAAGTTTTTCTAGTAAAGGAATCCACCCGTCCCCCACAGCGATCCCCCCATGAGCCTCAGACATGCAAGTTCTACTAGGATTACCTCCTAAATTTTTTAGGATTTTAGGGAACTGTTCTTTTAGTTTTAAATCACGTTGTTCCATAATAGTTCCTTATTGGAGGAGAGCAGCGTACTCGAAACGCAACCTTGTTAAGATCGAACTGCTTAGCAGGCAGTCTCAACTCCTCGTTGATTTACTCTCCAATTAATGGTGGGCCTGAAAGGAGTCGAACCTATATAATTTCGCTTATGAGGCGAGTGATCTACCATTGAGCTACAGGCCCTTAAATTTTTGGAGGAAGTGGCGAGACTCGAACTCGCAAGCCGCTATC